AGAGAACAATTTGCTTGATGAATATTTAAGTGCTGACCTGCTTGAACTGAAAGAAAGTTTGCCCGTCAATGAAGAGGGTGAATTTAAAAGACTTCAGGATATGAGCGCTGATGAAATGTGGGCGGTGTCAAAAGTGCTTAAAGGAATACATCATGCAATAGTGCAGAGAAACAAGTCTTTCAGCAGTGCAATAAAAGAGGATATATCCGTGCTCGGCGAGGACAGCATTGCGGAGATGGAAGCAATCAGAGGCGGAAGACGTGGCAGCGGTGAAAAAACAGACTATAATACAACGATTATAGAAAAAGCGATAAATAAAACAGATCAATTCTTTAATTTGAGCAATGTGCAGCCGTGGGATATGTTTCACAGACTTGGCGGAACTTTAGAGAAGATATATTCTGCAGAAAGAAATGCCTTTAACAAACATATTGAAAATATAAGAACGGCATCAGATTTTATTAAGGATGCAGTTGAAGGTTTAGATCTTAAAGACTTAACCGGGAAAAAGGCAAAAAAGCAGTGGATTGAGCTTGACAGCGGTGAACATATCCTGATAAGTAAGGGGCAGGCGATGGCACTATATGCCCTGTATCAAAGAAAGCAAGGACAAGAGCACATTTTGCACGGCGGAATTGTGACTAATGCAGAGGCAAAAAACCAGAAGGGTGAAAAGCTCAGCCCTAAAACTGTTCATAAAATAAGTGAAGTGGATGCCGGCGAAATTTTTGAATTGCTTTCTGATGATGAAAAGGCAGCGGTAAAGAAAATAGTTGGTTTTATGTCGAAAACCTGTGCTGCGTGGGGTAATGAAACATCAATGAAACTGTATGGATATGAAAAATATGGAGAGGGTTGGTATTTTCCCATCAAGGTTTCAAAGGATGCATTGACAACATACTATGGTGAAAAAGGCGAAGGCACGCTAAGAAGTCAAAGCTTTACAAAAAAGCTTGTTAAACACGCAAGAAACTCAGTAGAAGTAGGCGATTTTTTTGATATAGTCACCGAGCATATAAACGGAATGAGCCTATATAACACGCTAGCGCTCCCGATGCTTGATATGGAAAGGGTACTGAACTATACGCAGCATATTGACGGAGAACTTCCAAGCAGTGTAAGACAGGAGATTATAAAAACATTCGGTAAAGATACGGAGGAATACATCAGGCTTTTTCATAAGGATGTTAATGGTAGCAGAAAGAATACCGAAAGAGATGATGTGATAGAAACTCTGATGTCAAACGCAAAAAAAGCGTCAATAGGAATGAATATGCGAGTTCTCTTGCAGCAACCTACAAGTATTGCGAGAATACTGCTCTTTGTAAATCCCAGAGATATTCCGGCAACGTGGAACGCTATAGCAATAAAAAAAGAAATGCAGGAAAAAATCCCAATTGCATACTGGAAAAGCCGTGGCTTCAGGGATATAGGCATCGGAAAAAGTATGAAAGAGGTTATTCTTGACAATGAAACGCTATATGATAAAGCTGCTATGGGTGCATATGGACAAGCAGATGATTTTACGTGGTCGCTGATTTACGCAACAATAAAGAATGAAGTAAAGCGCAAAAATCCAAACCTCGAGCCTGACAGTACAGAATTTTATGAGAAGGTGAGGGAGCGGTTTGACTATATTGTTGACAGAAGTCAGGTTGTGGATAGTGTTTTCCATAGAACGCAGAATATGAGGAGCGGAAACGCCTATACAAAAACTGCAACAATGTTTATGTCGGAACCGCTTAAAACCTATAATATGTACAGAACAGAAATGCTTGATGCAGTAAGAAACGGCAATGTGGGAAAAAAAGCGGCACGTGCAACGGCCGTGTTTATTGTGAGTAATTTTCTGCTTGCATTAGCTCAGGCTCTCCCGGACACGTGGAGAGAAGATGATGAAAAGAAGCTGCTTGACGAGAACGGAAAAGAAATTTCTTTTATAAACCGATATGTGGAAAACGTGTGGGAGAATATGTGGGATAATTCAAATCCTGCAACATATCTTCCGTACATTAAGGACATTGTTTCTCTTGTGAAGGGTTATACCGCCGAGCGAATGGAATACTCTAATTTATCGGATTTAATAGTGAGCGTAAAACAGATTGCAAATGGTAAAATTGCACTGCCACAGAAGATTTTAAACTTTGTTAAGCCTACAGCGGCTTTGTTTGGAGTTTCCGCAGCCTCTTTGATAAGAGATGTTAAGGGAATAGGAAGCTCCGTATACAGAGCGTTTGGAGATGAATATGCAGATTATATGATGGTAAAACTGAGTTGGAACGTGAAGAACGAGGAAAATCGCGAAAAATTTATGAAGCATTACAGAAGAGCGTTGCAAAACGGACATAGCGATACGGCGCAACTTATTTTACAGGATTATATGGCAGCAACATTCAAAGGATATGATTTTAAAAATGAAAAATCAGGATCCGTTTTAAATGAAATGGCAAAAGTATATTCTGCTACAAAAGAAAAGTCTGCGCTATACAGTATTCCTGAACAATCGTTTTCATACAAGAGTGATAAATATGAAATCGAGGATAGCGATTTTTCTGAATACGTAAGTGACGCATATGATGAAATGTGGAAACTTGCGTATAAGCTTGTTACAAGTGAAGAATACCAAAGTCTTACACCCGGAGAAAAGGCAGAAGCCTTTGGAGATTTGAAAGACTATTCGCAAAAAGCGCAACGCCAAAAGTATATTGACGGATACGAGCTTGAAGGATGGCAAAAGAAGTTATACGATGGTGAAATCGACTATGCTGATTATGTAATTGAACGAAAAGGAGAACGTGAATACCAATCCTCGAGGGAAGAGTATATCAAAGATTTCGATTTTGATATGTCTCGGTTCACACCTAATGAAGCAAAGGCTATGGAAAGGCGTATTAGCGATGCAGCAACATATTACGCGCAGAAAGAACATTTTCCTGATAAAGAGCAGATTAGACACCTGACCCTATACGATGATGAGCTTTCCGAGAATATGTCTCTTGAACAATATCTGACACATCACGCCAAAGCAAAGACAACGGCGGCAATGGCAGACGGTAAGGAAAATATGAAGTCAGAAGAGCTTCAAACATACCTTAACAGTACCGGCTATAGCACTGCTATGAAAGCAGCACTATTCAGAGCAATAGGTAACAAAGGATGGAAAAATCCATACGACGGTACAAAAAATCCGTAAAAGAAGGGGAGCGGCTTATTGGTCGCTCCCCTTCTTCTGCTCTGACAAAGTGAGAGTCGAATGAAAATTTAAGACGATGTATAATAAGCATAGAAAGGATGATAAAAATGAACTTAAAAAAAGAAATTGAAAAAAGAAACAGAAAAATCGAAAATGACAAAAAGGTTATCGGTGAGCTTAAAGAAGAGGTTACGGCATTGAGGCAGCTTCTCGACTGCGCAGCGGCGTATATAAAGATGCTCGCAAATGAAAAGGGCGGAGAAGTGAAAATGTCAAGCAATGATATAAAAGAAACCCTCGGTAAATATCGCTTTGCCGCAACAAAAGACGATGAGGGAAATTACATATTAAAGGTTGAGGAAAATGAATAACATAATATGGCAACCACAACCAAAGCAGCATATATTTATGTCACGTCTTGAAAATGAAGCTCTATACGGCGGTGCTGCAGGCGGAGGAAAAAGTGACTGTGCAATAGTCGAGGCGCTGCGTCAGGTGCATATTCCGCATTACAGAGGGCTTGTGCTGAGAAAAACTTACCCGCAGCTCAGTGAGCTTATAGACCGCAGCAGTGAGATATATAAGAGTGCATTTCCGAAGGCAAAATATAACGAGCAAAAACACTGTTGGACATTTCCAAGCGGTGCGAAGATATATTTTGGTGCAATGCAGCATACAAAGGACAGAACAAATTATCAGGGTAAACGCTATGACTTTATAGATTTTGATGAGTTGACGCATTTTACGTGGGATGAATACAGTTATCTTTTCAGCCGTAACAGACCAAACGGTCCGGGTACACGTTGTTACATACGTGCGCAGGCAAACCCCGGAGGAATAGGTCACGGATGGGTAAAGGAAAGATTTATAACCCCTGCACCGCCGATGACAACAATTTATGAGGATGTAAAAATTGTTTTTCCCGACGGAAAAAGCGAAATACGCAGACGCAGCAGAATTTTTGTGCCGTCAAGTGTGTTTGATAACAAAATTCTGATGAACAACGACCCTGAATATATAACAAGATTGGCAAGCCTTCCTGAAAAAGAGAGAAATGCTCTGTTATATGGTGATTGGGACAGCTTCTCCGGACAGGTATTTATGGAATGGCGCAACAACCCAGACGGGTACAAATCACGCAAAAACACGCACGTTATAGAGCCGTTCCGTATTCCTGACAGTTGGAAAATATTCAGAGGCTTTGACTTTGGTTATGCAAAGCCGTTTTCCGTTGGGTGGTATGCCATAGACCACGATGGCAGAATGTACCGTATACGTGAGCTTTACGGATGCACAGGCACACCAAACGAGGGAGTTAAGTGGAACGTGGCGGAAATAGCGCGTAAGATTGCGGAGATTGAGAAGGAAGACCCAAACCTTAAATACAAAAGTATAAACGGCATCGCAGACCCGTCTATATTTGATGAAAGCCGTGGCGAAAGCATTGCACAGATGATGGAGCAGGAACGGATATATTTTGAAAAGGGCGACAACACACGCATACCGGGAAAGATGCAGCTGCATAATCGCCTTGCCTTTGACGAGAACGGTATACCGATGCTATATGTATTTTCCACGTGCAAGCATTTTATAAGAACGTTTCCTGAGCTTGTATACAGTCAGTCAAACGTGGAGGATATTGACACAGACGGTGAAGACCACATCTATGACGAGTGCAGATATGTTGCAATGGCACACCCGATAAACCCACCGAAAAAGAGCGCACCTGCAGCGGAGTTGTATGACCCGCTCGATATAAGGAAGCAGGATGACGTGGCAAGAGCGTGGTGGCAGGGAATTTAAAAATGAATGGAGTGAGTGAACAATGCCTGATATAAGAGCGAGAACGTCTGTATGGAAGGGGCTGAACCGTATGCCCTACATAGCGGACGGTGAAATGAGGAATATGAAAAACCTGTGTTCGGATGCATACCCGTATTTAACAACACGAAAAGGCAGAACGCCGTATAAGTTTGATATATTTATTCCATCACCTGAAGGGGAAGCATATCGGGATATAGCAAGACTTCCTGAACCGTGCGATGCGGAAATGGAAAATGTGTACAAGTTAACGGAGAGCTATGTAGCGGATGAATATGTAAGCGGTGCGTTTTACTATTATGATGCTTCTTCTGCTGCGTGGGTGCAGGGAATAAAGGATACGAGCTTTTTGGGGAGTGTGATGGGGACGGTAAGCCCCTATGGCGGAGGAATAGGTTTATATGATAGAGATTTTCGTGTGAACGAATTCAAGGATTCAAATTATGTGTATAGCACTTCAAGCTATAGAAGTACCCACGAAAATAGGAAAGTAAAATATATGGGAGAGGATACCGAGCAGTTTAAATACGGAAAAACATATATCTATAAATTACACGTAGAAGCATATTGGGTGCAAGGTGCCGACAGCGGCAGTGAGATAGGTTCAAATAGTACCTATACAGAAAATTATTATCCCTCGCCTACAGAAAGTTATGCGAATGGGTACCGAGATTTTTGGTATCAAGGGGAAGTTACAGAACAGTTTCCTGTCTCGCCCAGTTGGTATAAATGCCGTATTAAAGGTTACGGATATTGGGAAGAGTGCGAAGATGTATATGAACTTGCTGAGCAAATGCCTGAAAATCCTGCCGGCAATACTCAAATAAGGTTTGTTAACACCGAATATGGTGGTGCGCCTGTTGAAAGAACATATTACACCTGTAATTTTGATACAAGCATGGCAGGCGAAGAACTATATTTCTACACAAAGGCTGCATCTGCAACTGAGTATACCAATATAACATATCTCCCGGAAGCATCAGCGGACAATCTTGGAAAAAGCTACTATTATTCAGGTGTGACTACTGCAGGACAGTTTGCAAAGTGCGACTATCTAAACGGAGAATATAAATGGGTCGCAATCTCACATCCAAAGGTGAAAAGGACGGTAACAATTGCGGAATATATAACTGATTACAAGAATATAGAGCTTGGGTCAATATTGGAAATCGCCGCATTTGAAGGAAAAATCGCAGTAATCTTCACTACTAAATCGAGTGAAAACAAGCTTCTTTACAATGAACAGGTATATGATGTTAATAATATGACGTTGGAGCCGGGGAAAAAGCTTTCCATTGTGGGTAATAAGCTTGTTGTAGGAGAAAGCGGAGCGTATCTTCATATAAAGGATGGTGCAACAACTTTCTTTAAAGCGGGAAGTGCATTTTCTACAACTGTATGGGCAGAGTATGCGGCATATGGAAACGGAGGAGATAAGTATAAATCAAGCAGCATTTACGGAAGCACAAGCAACGGACAGGCTTCATTTACCCTATGGTCTCAAGCAACTCAAAGCTCGGAAAATGCATCATATAAAGCCGTTGCAGAAGGTCTTGCAACGGCGGGAACAAATTTTTCCGTGACATTTAACGGCAAGACATATTATTTAACCTCAGCAAGTGCTAAATATGAAAAAAGAGTATTTCAGTGGGGAACGGCAAATAACACATATTATGACTATGGTGAATGCCTGCAGATTACCGCAACGGGAGTAAAGGAAGCTTTTAGTTGGGATAACTATGACAATGGATTTAGTTTAGCCCTCACCTTTGCATCTACAGACCCGCATTATTATGATGTTTGTGCGTGGAAAAAGAGATTATGGGGATATGACAAAAATATAGTACACGGTACTGTATCAGACATCTTCGCATCGAGCGGAATTGTGGACTGGGTAACAGGAAATAACACATATCTTGAAGCAATTTCTCAGCCAATATGGCAGGGCGGAAATATAACGGGACTTGCGGCACTGAGTAATGCGCTGATACTGTTTAAAGAAGATAGTCTGACAGTGTTTACGGGAAACTATCCTGCTATAATGTCAGGAAGTACAATTCCCTGCAGGGGACTTAATGCGGAAAATCGTGAGTCGGTTGCAGTAGGAAATGAAACAGTTTTCTATCTGTCGCAGGATGGTGTGTACAGATTTACGGGCGGTATACCGCAATGCATCAGCAGGGATATAAAGATAAAGGGCACGGAAGCTGTAGGCGCAAGTGACGGTAATAAGTATTGGCTATCCCTAAAGGAAGAGGATGGAAACTATGCGCTATATGTTTACGATGCAAATTTAGGTATATGGCACAAAGAGGACAACACACGTGCGTCGAGCTTTACAATGCTCGGTGGAGAAATGTATATGGCGGACGCCAATGCAAATGAAGTATACAACATAAGCACTCCGCAGGAAGATGTAGAATGGGAACTGGAATTGTGGTTTGACGAAGGTACCCACAAAAGAAAAAAATATAAGGAATTTATCTTCCGGGGAAACACGGGTGAGTGTGAACTGCAGCTGAAAGCCGATGACGGAGAATGGCAGGCAGTCAGATGGACAGAGGACAAGCTCCGTGTACGGATAGAGCCATTTATCTGTGAAGAATTAGGTTTAAGACTAAAAGGCAAGGGTATTTGCGAAATTAAGACCCTTGACAGAGTTTACGAGGAGGTAGAAAGATGAGCAATTTTAAAAGCTTTAACAAAGACACATTTAAGGCGTACATAGATGGCCTGAAAGTAACAAGAAGGATTAAGATCGTGCAACTGCATCATACGTACATACCAAGTTACAAGCAGTTTAACGGAAGCAATCACGAGGCAGTGCAGACGGGTATGAGAAATACGCACATCAAAACAAACGGATGGAGCGATATAGGGCAGCACTTCACAATCTTCCCGGACGGTGTTATCCTGACGGGAAGAAATATCAATACTGCGCCGGCAGGAATTAAGGGCGCAAACAGTAACGGTATCTGTATCGAGTGCGTGGGAAACTTCGACAAAGGCGGTGATGTGATGACCGATGCGCAGAAAACGGCTATTATTGCCGTGACAAAAATCCTGCTTGATAAGTTTGGTCTTAACGCAAAAACGGGTGTTACATATCACGCATGGTGGACAAGCGGTGGCACAGCTCTTGGTACGTACATTGCAGGTCGCAGTGCAAAGACGTGCCCGGGGACAAATTTCTTCGGCGGAAATACAAGGGAAGCGTATGAAAAGAATTTAATGCCGTTTATAGAGAATTACGGAAAGGTGGAAAACAATATGGCGCTTAAACCCATAACCGAGATAAATGATATCGTGTGGGAGCTTGCAAACGCAGGGATTATCTCAGACAGTAATCTTTGGATAGAGAAATGCAAAGAGGACAACAACGTATACTGGCTCTGCAGGAAAATGGCAAATAAGCTCAGAGGCACGTTGTAAAAGAAGTGCTTTGTGTCAAGACTTTGTCAGAATGTCAGAATATAGATATATAAAGGAATTATAAAATCTCTTTTAATCAAGTTGTCCGGGGTTCGAATCTCCGATGGCTCACCAGTTAAAAACCGCTTAACCAATAGGGTTAGGCGGTTTTTACTTTCCTCTCAAAAACGGTTAAATTTTCAACTTTCTAACCATTTTCTAACCAAATTCTAACCGCTACTGTGCTTTTTTATCAAATAATCCGTTTAGCGTACTGCCTAATTTGCGTTTGTGGTCAAGATTTAAGTGACCATAAATATTCATTGTAGTTCCAATATCAGCGTGTCCTA